ACCCCTAGATAAAGCGATGCGGGTTGAGTGAGAAACCCCCGCATCATAGGTTCCATATTACTTGCGTTTTAATACTCTATAGCGTTATGCACCAGGAGAGCCAAAAATACCGCGCCAGTCAGACCAGCCGAAGCTGTATCTTTCTCTTGCTTTATATCTAACATTTCCTGTTTCGAAATCGCCTTCCATGTTAGTGGAAACTGCGGTTCGAACAAAGTGCTTGAGACCATTAGGTATATCTGTTTTAACAAACCAAGCGTCAGTGTCTGTCAAATAATGATTCACAGCGTAGCCATCTGGGACCATGCCCATATTTCTAATTGCATTGATGTCATTATCTGAAGTTCCGACTCTTCCTGGTGTGTTTAACAACCGATCTGCGATAAACTGTAATGCAGGTGGCACAATTAATCTTTGTGCTTGTGCATTAACCTTCAGACCTCTCTCATCTTTAAAGCCAGCAATATCAATTAGTGCCTGCTCCATAGATGTTTCATTAAGGTCTGCAGCTGTGCTTAGTTCGTTCTTAAGGTCACCAGCAGTTAAAGAAGTATGATCGGTAGCGAAAAGTTCTTTACCGTCTCCTCCTGGATAACTACTACTGAACCCGTTATTCAACACATTTGCAGCTTTAATCTGCTTTGTTTGTTGCATAGAACGAGCAAGAGCACGAGTGTATCGTGCAGATAGGGTATCATACAGATTATCTTCCATCGCTTCTTCAGTCAAGGAGAAAGCTAATGCCACAGTATCGTGTGTATAACGTGCTGTCCAAGTTTCTTGGGCAGTGTCATACTTAACTGCAGCGCCTTCGCCTTTTACTGCTGCTTCTCCGAATCCAGAGAGCATCACTTCTTCCTCATAAGCACGGTCAGAATTTTCTGTGTCGAAAATCATGGTGTGTTCATCAGCATATCGTGAGTACTCCAGTCCGAATAAAGCATTAAGTCCTGGAACAAGTTCTTTAACGAGTTGTGCTCGATTAATTGCCATTTCTTAACTCCTATTCAAACGGATTAGCAGGGAAACGGAAGAATGCTCTGGCACTAGCTCCAATTGAGTTGCTTGGTGTATCCACAAAGCCAACACAAAGAGCAACACCAGAAGATGTAGTAGCAGTCACACCTTCCGCAGAACGACCAGTAGATGTACTACCAGCAGTCGTTGAAAGAGTGTATTTATTGCCAATAAAACTTACAGCTGGTGTACCAGCAGTAAATTGAGCTTCGTAAACGATATCTGGATCGTTATAAATATAAGCCTTAGCATCTGCACTTCCTAATGTAGCAGTGTCAGCAGTCCAATGTTTTGAAAACGTCGGAGTGCCATCACTTGCCTCATAATAAACGCCAGCAAAAACGCCAACAGGAGCACCAGTAGCCGTGCCTTGAATGATATAACCACTTGATAGATTGACAACGTCGCCACTAAAGATAGAAGCATTTGTCGCACTAGCGATTCTCATTTGAGCAGGTCTAATAGTTCCACCAGTCAAATGATATGCTGGTGTAAACCCATTGGGGTCATTAGTATTTGCCATAGTTTAATTACCCATTTAGTTAAAGGTTAGTCTTTAGAAAGATCTTTTCTGCTACCAAACTCCGTTCTCGTTTGACGAGTCGGTTTTTCGATAGGCATAATAGGATTACTTTCCCTCATTAGTTCAGAATCAACAGCTTGCATGGACGCATCGGTCATATCTTGAAAATATTCCTTACGTTCATCTACTATCGACTCATCAATCTTGGCTAAAATTAAACCACCAACTCCAATAACACCTGCGTGTTTGCCGTCCTCAATTGTTGGACCTTGAAACTCAGGATGAGCTTCTGCCCGAACTGGCTCGAATCCTTCCCGAATACGTTTAGACATATTCGTTTTATCATCTTGCCCGAGAATGCTTTCACGGATCCAGCGATATTTATATCCTGGAGGGGGTTGTGGCGCATCCAAACTGGATGGTGGTTGCCAAGGTTTTCTGCGAGTGGTTTTTTCTCGAACTTCAGCAGAACGGGAGTTTCGATCTGTCATATTATACTCCTATATTTAGACATACTTTGCGTACTCTTCTAATGGCACACCAAGCTTCTTAGCAATTGCTTGTTGGCTTGTTGTGAGTTTTACTTTTCTGGACTTCCTAGTGTTTGGGTTAGCCCCAGCGCTAGTTCGTCCAACTGCTTGTACAGGAGGAGCTTTAGCTTCCTCTTGTTCAAATTTGTGTGGAAACGCTTCTTTAATCCGTCCATCCAACTGCTCGTAGTAGTCGGCAGAAGTAGGATTTATTCCTTGTTCTTGCATTTCCTTGTCTATTTCAAAAGCAGCAGAAGTCATCACTCGGTCTCTTCCGAACCAAGAATTTTCTTCTTTTTGTGCCCAAGCTGTTGCCCGTGGATCCACTGGAGGTGGAGCATCGGCACCGTTAGATTTTTCAATCCTGGTTTTTGGTTGTTCTCGTCGAGATAAAGTTTCTTGCTCTACCGCCAACTTTGCTATGTCCTGTTGAAGACTTACTTGAGTATCAACGTCTCCTCCTTCAACAGCTTTCCGATAATCGTCTTTAGCTTTTTCTAACTCCGAATTAACTCTTCCGTTGTACTCTTTAAACAAGGCTTGGCTGTTTTCTTCAGCTTTCGCTTCATATTCTCTAACTTTACCTTGTAGTGTTTGAGCAACTCGGAGAGCTTCGTCTCTTTGTCTTTCGGCTTCTCGTTGATTATAGGTAAGTTTATCGATTCGTTTTTGAACCTTGTCGCTATACTTATCTATTTCTTCTTCATGTTCCCCTGAGGCTTCGGCGGATGCTTCAACTTCAATTTCTTCAGTTTCTTCCTCGTTAGGGATCTCTATTTCTTTTTCTAAGTTTTCAGTTTCTTCTGGCATGGTCTCCTCCATGTAATGTTTTTGAGTTTAGCGTGAATTTTTGCAAGAGTAAAGAATTATCCCCCGAGTATATCTTCGGGGTCATCTATCAATGCTAAAATTTCATCGTCGTTTAAAAGACGCAAGTCACCACCATCAATTTGGATTCGGGCACCTGCGTAGCGTCCAAAAATAACCCAATCTCCCGCTTGGCACCAAGCGCCTTCTGGGAATTTATTTGGGTCTCCGTAAGCATCTGGTCCGAGGGCTACAACATAACCCACTACTGTAGTTAGACGCTCTCGGTCTACAGTTTGTTTAGCCAGATAGATTCCACCTTTTGTCGTCTGAGAAGGGGCAAAAGGTAAAATTAGCATGCGATAACCTGTTGGTCGAGGAAGTTTTTGAGACAGCGTACTGTCCTTCTTTAGGTCATCTGGTGTAAAACTTGTTGGTTCTGGTTCTGTTTCTTCAGAACCAAAATTAGAAACGAAAGGAGGTATCTCCTTCTTAGGTTTTTGCGCTTCATTCTTCATCTGCTGTCTCCATTCTTTTGTGTAATCCAATTATTTCATTTTCTATAAAATTCAAACCTTTTATCTCACCTATTAAATGTTGGTATTGTGTGTAGTCTGCAGCACCACCATTAACGAGAGTAGTTTTTAACTCTTCTTGTCGTTTACGAGACTGTTTTAATAAAAATTCAGTCGCAGTTAGCCAATCCATAAGTTATTCTTTAACCCATTGGATAAAACTAAGTCCTTTAGTAGCAGCACCGCCACCTTTAACTTTCCCTTTTACCGCTTTTATTTCTCCATCGCCTTCTGTGTTCAGCTTGACTGGGTTTTTCTGTGGTCCAGGGTATAGTTTAGACTTCTTGTCCATTTTATTCTCCTCTAGTTCTTTCGTCCGCTTCTCGGACAGTATTTAAAATATCTGCATAAGTTCTATCTGCTTCGAGTATAGAGCTCTGTACGTTTTTCTCTCTGTCTGCTGCAATTTTCATTTCTGCTATAGCTTCTTGAGATTCAATTCTTTGTCTTTCAGTTTCCGTTTTTTGATCAGAGGCTTCTGCTTTCTGTTTTATTTCGGCTTTTTGAAGCTCGATAACTGGGTCAAGTCTTTGTAGTTCTTCAGCTTTAGCCAATGCTTGAGCCTTGCCCGTTACTTCTGCTGTAGCTTTAGTTGCTGCTTGAGCAATTTCATTCATTATTTGTTGTGATTGCTCAGGTGGCATTTGCTGTAACTGGTCTAACGGTGGCAGTGGTTGTCCCATCGATTCTTCGATTTGAAGTTTATACAACATTGATTGATGTTCTTGTATATTAGCACTAAGTGTTTGCCCAACCATTGGGTTTTGCTGCGACATTGGGTTTTGCATAAAAGAAGAGTGTGCAGCAATATATGCTTCATGGTCTTGCCATTCGAATGCTTTAATCGGTTGTCCCATCATGGCTGCTTGTTCTTCACTGATTGGGTCTCTTGGTGGAACTTGTTGTTCTTGTTTAAATAGTGTTTGTGGGTTTTTTATCTCAAGTGCTTCGTAAACTCGACGATATGCTTCTTGTAGGTTGTGTATTTCTGGTGCAGCTTGTGCCATCTGTAGTTGCTGCTGTGCAATCAACACCCTTTGAGCCATTGAGAAAATATTTGGATCGCTAACTGGTAAAACATCTATACGATCGTCAAAATCTTGTGCCATGACGACCTGTTGTCCACCCTCTGTCATGTATGGGTACTCAGGTGGCAGGTATTTAGAATAAACCTTAGCAAGTAACTTAAATTCTTTTTTCTGTGCAAAATGTAAGCGTTTATGTATAGCCGACATGACCTTAGTTCCACGCTCTAACATTGCTATTGTCGTACCGACTGGCATCTGTTGGCTTCCGACATCTCCGATCTGCATATCTGCAATAGAAGCAAACCTTCTGCCCGAATCAACCAAAAGACCCAACAATTGAGACAACACCGCTGATGGTTCTTTATAGGGTAGGGGTAATAACGAATCTTTAATTGTAGCGCCTGCTACATCAACGTCTCTAAATTCTCCAGGTTGCAGTGGCTCGTCTTCGCCTTGTATTCGCATCCCACGAGCCTTAAACCCTGCAGGGAGATTAGCTAAAGTACCAGCATCGATAAGTTGCCTTAGTATTGCTGTTACTGATTTAGTTAGACCACCGATCATGTGGATAAGTCCGAAACCGTAGAACCCTAATCCTGGCAGGAACTTATACTGAACGAAGTAATCTACTTTTTTATAAAGAGTATCGCCCTCCTCCCAGTTACGTCGGATAGCCAATATTTGATTCATGTCTTCACAAACTGTTACAATATACGGACAAGCGAAACCATGGTCTTCTATTTCCGTTAGTCTTAAATCAACATGCATTTCTAGTATCGTGTAGAGTTCGTTATTTTCTGTGTACGTTCCAGTTAGCCCTTCAAGTTCTTCAATTTTTTCTTGAACTTCGTTCGGAACCACTGATCCAGGATTCTGCATTAAATCAACATCGCTGTATGTGCCGTTTAATTGCATTTTAAGCAAATCGTTTTTAGTCATGTTCATCACGTGTGTGACACGCGGTGAAGTAGATAAATCAGTCGTAGAGTAACTAACAACTAAGTCTTCTGCTTTAACAAACTCACTGACCGCACGGTCTAACATCATATCGAAATAAATCTTTTTAAACGCACTGCCAGAAAGCGGTAGGTAAAAAAGCATTGAATCCATCTCTGGATCGTATTCTTCCATAACGTGGCTGATCTGATAGTTCATGAATTCTTTAACGCGAGTCGACTGTGTAGAGATCTCAGGGTTTTGATCACCAACAACTTGCACTTGTACTGGTCCACCTGGAGGTAGAAGTTCTTTATAGGCTTGAGCTTGAAATTGAGTTACTGCTTCTGCAAGTATAGGGTGGTCAACACCACTTGCTCCTTGAAAAGGTTGCGTTCGTTCTTGACTTTTAATTCCTAATAAATCTAGTCCCTTACTAAAAGCATCGTACCAATCCTTTCTAGACTCTTTGTCTTCTTCATAAAGACGAACAAGTTCGGTAGAAAGCATTCCTAAAACATCTTGGTCTAAAGCATCTGCTAAATTTTCACTAAAATTTTCACCTTGAGGCATTTCTAAAACATCGGCGAACTCTTCGCCTTCTTGCATTGGAAGTTCTAGTTCTATCTCTATTGGTCCATCTGTGGGAATTTCCGTTGGTAACGGTTGCGGTTGAACCTGTTTGTCAATTGCCATAACGCATCACTCTATATTTAATTAAAATAATAGTAAATATTTATTTTCCATCGCTTAGATCAGAAAATACTCGTTCAATAGTTTCTTCATGACCCTCTTCTTTAAAGTATTTTAACATTTCTTGAATTCCTTGATGGTTTTTATCCCCGTAAAGTTCCATCCAACCAACATAATAATTTCTAATTCTATCGTACATGTTTAAAGGAAATTTTGGTCCCAAAGGTCGACCAAACCTATGTGTCCATTGTAAAAAAGGCAAACACAGTGCTCGACCGCCATTTATTCTAAATTTCTCTTGAAGATACCACTCTTCTCCACCGAATCCCCTAAATTTAGGGTTGAAGCCAACCCAATGTTCTTTTTTACAAGAAAACAAACCACCACCCTGCATGGGGATTTCAAAAGGAGCTCCTGTTTCAAACAATTCTTTTGCAAAGCCCCATTGACCAAACATGTTATTGCTCCATCTCGGATCAAAATGTGTGGAGTAGTTTATCCCGTCGTCGTGCATTAATGGTCCTTGAAGTAAATCTTTGGTGTTTGGAAATAAAGAATAGTAATCAAGAAGTTTCTGTAAAACTCCTGGAGGTAAAAGAACATGGCAGTCTAAACATAAAACATACTCTGTTTGCGCTTCAGTAAACACTAGATCTTTAACGAAATTGCTTTTATATTTAGTGAAGGGTATGTATCGACCGTTAGGGACAGATTTATCGAGATATGCCTTAACTGCTTGACCACTTACTTCTGAAGGGTTATTATCGATTACAAGAAACTCTATGTCGTTTATTGTTTCTGGGTGATACAGTTTTATAGCCTGTATTGTAAAGTAAACTCCGTCAAAATCATCATAGGTAGCCATACCTACAGTTAATTTCTTCATTTAATGAACTCCTAGTAATAAACCATTCGTTTATGTCTATACCCATCAAATGTTTCCTCGTAGTCGGAAGCCAACTGGACAAAGCCACCTTGGCGAAATCGTAAAACTGCTTGAGTCATGGAGTCAACTAAGTCATCATGGTCTCCGTTTGGAAAAGAAGCACACTCTTCTACAACTTCCGTCGCCCAAGCGAGATCAGGTTTCCAAACCATACCTGACTCAAAAAGAGGTGTACATGCATTTACTCGAGCAACCTTATCTGATCCTTTGCTCGGTGTAAAGTTCTGCACAGGAACACCAATCCGCCTAAGTTCTTGTGTCAAAGGTGTTCCACTTCCTTTAGCCTCAATAATAACGGTGTCTGGGTCCCAATGCTCGTAAAGTTCTAATGCTTTGCGTTTTAAATCAGGGAACTCTAGACGATCTTTCACGGAATCTAAAAGAATTAAATGCGCTACTTCTCCCGAATAAAGATGCTCTCCG